GGTATTTATTATTATATGAAAAAGTTACCAAAAATAACAGAGTCATTTTTAATTAAAAGAATTAAAAGATTAATAAAGGAGGAAGAACTGGAGGAAGTAAGAATTACCCCCCAACAATATTATGATTTTTTAAAAGCTGTTTATTATAAGGCACAAGCAATTCCTAGATTATCCAGATTTAAAGGAAAAAAACTAGTAATTGTTGGTAATCTTGATTTAAGAACTTTTAGACATCAAAAATTTTTAACAGATCTTGGACCAATTAAAGTTATTGGAAACATTGATATTAGCTATACTAACATTGAATCTTTAGACAATGTTGAAATTACCGGATATAGTAGTTATTTCCAAACACCATATGAGGGTGTGATGAAAGCAAGAAGACAAAAAGCTAAGGAAAGAGAGCAGGATTCTAAAAGAGAAGACGATGAATGGAATTTAAATGATACGGATGAAGAAGGAGAAAAGGCGCATGCTGCTTTTGAATATGCCGAACAACAAGGTGACCTTAAAGTGTTAAAAGATGAAGAAAAAGAAAGAGTTAATGAAATAAAAATTGAAATTACTGAATTAGAAGAACAACAAAAAAATCTTGATTCTGGAGAAGAAAGTTATGATGATGAGTGGTCGGCAATTGAAGAAAGGATAGATAATTTAAATGAAGAGATGGAAGAATTATTAACAGATAAAGTTGATGTTTATGATTTATATCCAAGTGGTAGTCATTATAACATGACTTCTTTTGAATCTTTATCAACCGGTCAAGAATATGCTGTTGGAACAATAGATGAAGCAGATCAATCAGTTGAAGATTATTATGAAGAAATTATAGAAAGACCAACGGATTATTTTTCCAAAGATTATCTTTCTTACTTTATAGATGAAGAAGAAGTTAAAGACCAATTTAGAGATGTTGTTGAAGATTGGATTAGAGATTCTCCTGAAGACTATGGGGTGGATAAAGAATTAAGTAGAAGTCAAAAAGAAGAAATTTGGTTACTTGAAATGGAAAAATATATCTTTGAAAATACCGGTGTAAGATTTCCAATTAAATACCAAACTAAAGAGGATGGCAATGTATTTGATTTTACGGATGAAGAAGATAATGGGTTCCAATATTATAATGAAGGTGGTAATTGGGTTTTAGATAAAGATGGTGTGAGAGTAGATTCTAACAAAATATATGATGATGAAGATACTAGTGACCAACAAGATGATAAAGAAAGTAGAATATCAGACATTGAATATGAAATCCAAGAAATAAAAGATAATCCAGATGGTGATCCAGATGAAGATAGTATTAATGATGCTGTTGAAACATATCTAGATGATGAGATCGGTGACGACCCATATCGTTGGTTAAAAAATTATGGTTATGATATTGGAGATTATATTGACACCAGAAAGTTAAAAGAACAATTAGTTAATGACGCTGATTATGGTAATGTTTTAAATAGTTACGATGGTGGTTATGACGAAATAAGAATAAATGGTAATGATTATATTGTAATGAGAACTAATTAATATTTACAGGTTATATTAAATGATTATTATTATGTCAAATGGCAAGAAAAAAGAAAATAGAATTTTTGATGAGCACCGACTGGATGTTTGAAAAACCAATTGACAGAGAACACAAAGAATACAAGTTACTATCATACTTCCAAAAAATGGGTGAAAAACTAGATAAAATGGAGTTATATCCAAGTTTTATTGAGTTGTCATTACATTTAGCAAACTTACAAACTTTAGTCAAAGATAAAAAACTCTTATATACAACAAAAAGATTTACATCAGTTGATGATGAGTTACTTGTTAAGGATCTTAAAATAAAAGAAGTACCACAAATGTCACATGATGAGTATGAAGAATTTATTAAGATTTTAACTTACTCAGCCCCAAGAATGTTTGAGTATTTTGGAATTGCAAAATCGGTTTGGGAATTAGTTTTTGATAGTATTCATTTGAAAGTTAAAAAGAACATTAAAAATGTTTTATCATCAAAAGGTTATTTTTATTATTTTGATAAAGAAATAAATAAATTATTTGTTTGGGAATATGATAATAAACCAGCGGCCAAAGGATCACCAGAAAACAAAGTAGTTGTTAATCTTATTTATGGTGAAGAAAAAAATGATTTGACAATACCCAAAATAATAACTACATTTAGTCAATGGAACACAGAAGGTAAATCAAAACTTCCGGTGGTTGAAATGATAAGTAGAGGAAATTTTCCAATAAATGAAACATTATTACCACTTTTCAAAAGAAAATTGATTTCATATGTGAGCCAAAAACAAGTTATTGAAACGCACTATGGGAAAACACAAGAAACATAATTCTGAAAATGAAATGGTAAACCACCCAAATCATTATGGTGGTGAAGAAAATCTTTACGAAGCAATAAAAGTGATAGACGCCTGGCAATTAGGATTTGCTTTAGGTAATACGGTAAAATATATCTCAAGAGCTGGTAAAAAAAATAAGGAAAAAGAATTGGAAGATTTGAAGAAAGCGGCCTGGTATTTGGAACATCACATCAACCAATTAGAACAAAAATGAAATACCTTTATCTACTTTTAATCTTTACCTTAACTTCTTGTGTTGAAATTATTGACGACATAAAACTAAACCTTGATGGTAGCGGTGTTTTTAAATACACAATCAATTTAAGTCAAAGTAAAACAAGTGTAACATCAATACTTGCTTTAGATAGTTTAAATGGGAAAAAGGTTATGAAACTTCCTGAAATAAAAGAGAATATTAAAACATTCAAAGAACATTTATCAAAAGAAGAGGGAATTTCAAATGTTATTATAACTGAAAATTATACTGAATACGTAATTAAGATTGAGTGTAAATTCAAAAGTATTGAAATTCTTGAAAGAGCAATCAAAGGAGCGATTTCTAAAATGGATAAGAATATTAAACAAGATGATAAAACATGGGTTAAGTATTCCGATAAAAAACTTTCAAAATCGGTTCCTGATTATTCATTAACTTTTTTAAATAAAATCACAGGAAATTATTATGAAAAGTTGAAAGCCGGAACATACACTTCTATTGTAAGATTTGATAATTTGATTGATAATTATACAAATAAGTTGGCAACTAAATCTAAAAGTGGGACAGCTTTAATGGTTAAAACAACTCCGGATAAATTAATTGAAAACCCAAATATATTAGATAATACTGTGAGTATAAAATAATTAATCCTGGAAAATTAGTTTATCACCAACAACAATATCGTATTTATCGCAGTCACCACCATTTATTTCTAAGATCATATCACCTTTACCGGTATATCTTTCACAATCATCAGTTCTACACGGTTTACAATTTTTATGGATTTTGGTTATCTTATTATTTTTAATAAAGATTATATCAAGTGATGTAATACAATCCTTCATCCAGAAAGAATGTTCTTTATCATCCATTAAAAATAACATACCATTAAAATCTTTATTGAATTTTTTACCCATCATACCCCTTTCAATATCTTTCCGGGTCATGACAGTCTTTACATTAAATAAATTATTATTTATAACTAATTCCATATTTATAAATATGAGTCAATTCAAAAGATACGGTGGTATAATAGTAAAATACAGAGATAAAGTTCTTCTTTGTAAAAGAGGACCAAAGGAGTCGTTACCAAATGAGTGGTCAGTTCCTTCAGGACACCTAGAAAAAGGTGAGGACCCAAAGGATGGTGCTTTAAGAGAATTTAAAGAAGAGACCAATTTAAAAATAAATGGTAAGCTAGATCTGGCAGGGTTATTACATATCTATAAAAACAATCTAAAAGATAAAAAAGGTGTAATGTTTGTATTTTACCATAACTCAAAAAGTAAGTTGGAACCAGATCTTAAAAAAGCAAAAGATGGACACGAACACACTATGTGTGAGTATTTTGGTAAAGATGAGATACCAATTAACAAAAATAATGATCAATTAAAGAAAATAATTGAAAAAATCTTCAATTAAAATTGAATTTTTGAAAATTTAGATGTATTTATAATACACAAAACAAAAAAACCACCCCTTTCAAATTTATTAGTTGGTTACTAAAAAAATAATCCCATAGATTAGTAAAATAATTCATGGGATTTTTTGTTTTATATTAAAATTTGTTCTATATTTGTATTATGAAAATAGGATTTAACATAAGAATATTACACGAAAACTTTGGTGAGTTATTGAATGAAACATTTATGGATCAAACACAATTTAGATTGTTTTTGAAAATGGTCCATGCAAGTGTTGAGTTAAAAGAAAATTTATCTTTTTTTAATGGAGATACATTTTATGTAAACATACCAGCAAAAACTTTGGTTGACTGTATTATAGTTACAAATACAAAAGAAATATCAATAACCGAACAGGTTAAGAGTAAGATTGAGGCGTTGGTTACAAACTAGTTTCCTTGTTCTATAAAAACAAGGTGGTGGAGAGTTGACATTCAATGTCGACCCAAATTAAGGGAACAAATTTGTTCCCTTTCTTGTTTTATTAAACTTTATTTCTTAATTTTGTAATATGGAAAAAATATTATACTGTGTTAGAGGGGTTGTAGGATCAGGAAAATCGACATTTGCTAAAACATTAGGTGGGAGACACTACGAAGCTGATATGTTTTTTATCGATCCAATTTCGGGAGAATATAAATTTGACGGATCCAAAATTAAACTAGCACACGAATGGTGTCAAAACCGAGTAGAAGGGGATATGATATTAAATATGGATAAAATTGTTGTTTCAAACACCTTTACTCAAGAGTGGGAGTTAGAAAAATATTTTGAATTAGCAAAAAAATATGGTTATAAAGTTTTTACTATAATTGTTGAAAATAGACACGGAGGAACAAATGTTCACAATGTTCCAGAAGATAAAATAGAACAAATGAAAAATAGATTTGAAGTAAAGTTATGAGTAGATTAGACAAACTTAAAGAACAACATCCGGATTTAAATGTATCATTAATTGATATCATAACATCATTAGATCCAACTGGTACTTACAAGTATACCGAGTTTTTAATTAAAAACTTTAAAAGGGATAACCAATATTACAGTCCAAATTTGGATGAACTTAAAGGTTATCTGGGAGTATTTTTGTTCGGTTCAAATGAAATTGAAGTTTTAAATGAATTTGAAAGACACTCAAAAGCTAATAGAATAAAAGAAAAAGACATTAGTAAATATAAAAATTTTAAAGAGTTAAACGAACAAGTTAAGATTGCTGAAGATATTGAAAAACAAAAAGAAGTTGAAAAACAAATTTTGAAAATACACGAAGATGATACCTGGTTAGTATTAACACCTTTAAGTTTTGATGCCTCAAGGGTTTACGGATCAAATACAAAATGGTGTACAACACAAGAAAGATATTGGGACAAATACTTAAAAACACATAGGTTAGTTTATTGTATTAATAAAAAAAATGATACTAAAGTTGCGTTTTCAAGAGATTACGGCGAGGATAAATTCCAAGCTTGGACCGCAGACGATAGTGAAGTTAGTCCAATGTTTATAGATTGGATTCCGGATGAAATCTTTTTAAAGATTAGAAAAGAATTACAAAAAAATGAAAGAACCATTGATTTAATTTATGGTGAAACCAGAAATAAACCAGTTTCTATTTCAGATATAATTAATATTCACCAAGGTAATATTGGAGCGGAAGACGGTCCAACTATACTTGACAGAATAAGAAGTTTAATGAATACTAATCGTTATAATAGTAATTGGACATCTGAACCGTATATGGCACCAGTAGGACCAATCGATGATTTACCAAACCAAGGTGAATATGAAGTAACAAGAAGAATCAGTGATTATCCAAACCAAGGTGAATATGAAGTAACAAGAAGAATCAGTGATTATCCAAGGATAAGTGTTAATTATACCGGTGATGTTTTACCTTAAAAAATAAAAATTATGAACTTTAAAAAAATATTAACAACAGGAAAAGTATTTGTTACATCAGATACACACTATGGTCATAAAAATATTGTGAGAGGTGTCACAAACTGGAGAACCCAGGATGGTGAAATACCAGTTGATTCGGTGAGGGATTTTGAAACTATTGAACAAATGAACGAAAGACTTATTG